TATTTTCTTGATTTGATCCACGAAAGGGGTCACGCCGATTGGTTTTTGGACGCAAAAGAATGCAAGAAACACAAATTAGCCAATCATTTGCGTGTGCCCGACCTTAAAATAGATACAACGGTTAAGATCACTTTTAAGTAAAACTACTTAAAGTGTATGTTGAAGACCAAAAAAATTAAATGGCGCCGATTGTTGAATGAATTAGAATATCTCTACGAAGAATGGGATCTACTTGAAGATATCAGTAACGGCGCCGGCCGAGAGTTCGAAGCGTACTATCGTGAATTTTGTGCTAGAAATGAAATTGACCTTGACAAACTGAATAACGACAATAAAGAAAGATTATCAGATCTCTATGGGGTGCCAGAGGAAGAGGTCGAGACAGCACCTATCGCTGAATACTCTGGAAGTGCATCGATGGTAAAGATCGACACTCCCGAAGAAGAACCCAAGGTGGAAGAGACAGTAGAAGAGCGAGGCCTCTTTAAAAAACTTCATGAAGATTTTCATAAACTGTTTAAGAAGCTAGCACTGCAATTGCACCCCGATAGAATTGAAAACTATACTGCCGAGGTAGAACACAAGCGAAAGCTGGCTATGGATTTCACAGTTGCTAAAAACGCTTTGGATAAAAAAGACTACTTTAAACTTATTCAGCTTGCAAAGAAATATAACATATACATCCCCGAGAATTATACGCTACAAATAAAGTGGTTCCGGAAAGAGAGAGATTCGTTGAGAAACAATGTAGAACAAATTAAGACAACCTATAACTATAAGTTTGCCGAGTGTGAAACCGACGAACAGAAGGACAATTTGGTTAGAAAATTTATATGGCATCTTTTTAGAATTCAAGCTTGACTCTACCACCATACAATGTTATACTTTATGTATAGTCACTAGGAGGTAACAATGGCTAGCACTTATGAAGAAAAGAAACAATATGTAAAAGAGTACATTCGATCACTCAAAGCTATCGAAGATGCGATGGAGCCCTATAAAGATCAACGCCGCGAACTGCGATCTGAATTTAAAGAAAACGGATGGCTCAACACAGATGAGATCAGAGCGGCGGTGAAAGCATACCGGCTTCACACGGGAACTATCGAGATTGATACAATTCTCGACAACCTTAATATCATTCAAGGAGAAAAGAGTGGACAAAGTTGAGATCGGAAGAAGAGTCCGTGAACAAAATGCCGGCCCTGTAGAGGCCCTTACTTGCGAACAGTTTGGGCTTGTACAGAAAGGTGGCTCGCAAACTAAAATCGACGGCACGCACCCGCTGGACGGCACCAATTGGAGTATAAAGAACGCAGCCTCGCGCTCAACACAAGTTCACCTGACCACGAAAAGGAAGTTTGCAGCAGACTTTCAATTGAATGAACTGCAAACTGAATTCGTTAATAAGTTTTTCGGAGATCAATCGTTCAATCACATGTCGAGAAACCGATATAAAATGGACGAGATTCTTCCGGAAGCTGTTGAATCTTTTAAAGAATTCTTGGAGAACAACAAAGAAGAGTTTGTCCGCTATGTGATCTGTGGAAAGGACGATATCAACTATGTGGTTTATAACGGACAAGTTTTAAACACGGAGCAGATCATGGCCCATTGCGAGAATGCAAAATGGGTGTACAACAACACAGCAATCCATCTAAAAAACCCAGATGGTAAGAGTTTTTTTCATATTCAAATGAAAGGATCAGGAAAGGGTGCAACTTATCACGGTGTTCTGTGTCACATTCACGAACACTTATTCAAACAAAAGGAAATTAAATGAATAAAAGTACACAACTGACAATGTTCTCGTCTAAGACGGGCCAATGGGCAACCCCCCAAGAATTTTTTGACAAACTAGATTGGCGTTATGGGCCATTTGATTTGGATCCGTGTGCGGGCCCAGAAAACGCCAAGTGCGCCAACTTCTTCACGGAAGCTGAGGATGGCTTGTCCAAAGACTGGGAAGGGTTTACAAGCTTTATTAACCCTCCCTACGGTCGAGGAATTGACAAGTGGATCAAGAAAGCGTACGAGGAATCTCGTAAGGAAGGCACGAAGGTGGTAATGTTGATTCCGTCGCGAACAGACACGAAGTACTGGCACGAATATGTAATGAAAGCCGACGAAATATATTTTGTCAAAGGTAGGCTTAAATTTGGCGACAGCGAAAACTCGGCGCCATTTCCATCAGCAGTAATTGTATTTGATGGGTGTCGTCAAAAACAAGTCTTCGGAGCGATGAACCGATGACTGAAGAAATTTTACAAGCAGCAGTTATGAAACTGAGAGCCCGGGCAACTGAGAGATTTGGCATCATCAAGGACTTATACCATCGACCGGCGACGGTCGAGACAGCCGATCAAATTGTACAACATGCCCTAGCACTGGCTCAATTAGAGGGCGCCATGGTAACCTTGCAACAGTATGCCGGAAGTCTAGCAAAACAAACAGAGAATGAGGTTGTATCAAATACACCGACAGGACCAGAAGAAGCACCAACCGAAGTGGAAGTTGAAGAAGAACCAGAAGAGGTATCCGAGGTACCCGATCATGATGAATTGATGAAACGCTCTTCAACTTATCGAAAGTCACAGAAGCATAGAGGTAAAAAGAATGAATCGTAAACAACGAAGGGCTATGAAAAAACACACCACCCCAGCCGCACAAGAGCGACTGGCTGAACAAATGACCCAATTTGGGATGATGCCGGAACAATGTGGTATATGCGAGAAAGACTTTGACAAAAAGAATAAAGAAATGGTACAATCATGGTCAGTCTTTGTTAAACAAGAAGTAGTGAGACTTTTTTGCCCAGATTGTATGAACACAGCCAAGGAGGTGATAGGTGGCAGTGACCCGAATAACTCGTGATGCATTAGATCGACTCTTAAAGGGAGAAATCAAAGAAAACGCAACCTTTGTGCTTAAATTTTACTCCAATAATTGTCACCTGTGTCATAGCTTGAGCGACTATTATGTCGATATTTCAGAAAAGGAAGAATACGGAAACTTGCACTTTTTCGCTTACAATATTGATGACTACCCAGAGATTGAACGAGTTTTAAGGTTTAAAGGTGTGCCTACAATATTTGTTATACACACGAATATAGGTAAAAGAAGACCAAAAGTTATTTTAATGCCAGAACCCGAATCGCCAAATGATTCAACTTGGTATAAGACAAACGATATTTGTAGTTTTATTACCCGGGAGGCCTTGTGAACAAGACTTTATCATATGACGATGTATTGCTCGTTCCACAATATTCTGATATCAGATCCCGAACAGAGGTTACTCTTGAATCTGATTTGGGTAATGGTATTGTATTGACCTCTCCGATTCTATCATCACCGATGGACACTATTTCGGAAGCACCCATGGCTACGGCTATGGGCAGATTCGGTGGCGCCGCCATTATCCACAGATACAACAGTATCCAAGAACAATGTAGAATTGTTGGAATGGCCGCAGAGGCTGCTAATGTAAAAATCAATATTGGTGGTGCTGTCGGTATTTCTGATGATTTTGTATTGAGATCTAAGATGCTCATTAATGCCGGTGTTACTTTTTTGTGCGTCGATGTCGCTCATGGTCACCACATTTTGATGAAGGAGGCTCTCCAAGAAATTAGAAGCGCCATCGGTACTGATTTTCATATTATGGCCGGAAATGTTGCCACCCTTGAGGGGGTTAATGACTTGGCTGATTGGGGTGCTGATAGTGTTAGATGTAATATTGGTGGAGGTTCTATCTGTTCCACTCGGATTCAGACCGGTCATGGTTTACCCGGATTGCAAACTATTTTTGAATGCGCAAAGACTGACCGGAATGTGGCAATCATCGCCGATGGAGGACTAAAGACCTCCGGCGATATGGTTAAAGCTCTTGCTGCTGGCGCCGATGCGGTCATGTGCGGCTCAATGTTCTCTGGAACGGACGAGACCCCCGGAAAGATTATTGAAGAACAAGATGGAACAAGATGGAAGATGTACCGCGGCATGGCATCGAAAGAAGCACAGCTTAATTGGAGAGGCAGATTTTCATCTCACGAAGGTGTTTCTGCTCGGGTGCCGTATCGAGGTAGCGTTGGTCGCCTTCTAGAAGATATCGAGAGGGGCTTGCGATCGGGCTTATCCTATAGTGGTGCCCGTAGTATTTCTGAGTTACAATCAAAGGCAGAGTTTGTTGTCCAGACAAGTGCTGGGTTGGGCGAAAGCAGAACCCATATTCTAAACAGGATGTGGTGAGTCATGGGTGACAATATTGAATATGGTAAAAATAGCAAAAGAATAATCTTCACCGACACAGACCACAGGCACGCACAACTATCTTTAAAGTTAAAAGACGACGGTATGACACAGGCAAAATTTTTTAGAACCCTCATCACCGGATACTTGTCAGACGATGAGGGGATAAGAGACTATATTGTCAATGCTGGTGATTTATCGAAGCAAAGAAAGCAAAGAAATACAAAGCTGAGAGAAAAGGGTAAGGAGATCACCAAAGATTTGGGTCTCTCCAATGATCAGGTGGAGAATATATTTGATCTTATATCAGAGGAGTTTCCAAACTTATGAGAGGAAATGGATTATTACAGTGTAGCAGAATTTGCTTAAAGAAAAATAAAAAATGTTGTAAAATAGAGTGTAGATATTTCATAGACTACGAAGAAGAGCATAATTGCAGCCTAATATCAATCCACGAGAATGGTCGGATGACTCTTAGAGAAGTTGGAGATAGATTGAGAATATCGTTTGCCAGAGTTAAACAAATAGAAAGTGCTGCTCTCAAGAAAATCAAAAACACAGACTTATTTTATTTCAAAGATTTGGGATAATCGAATATATGATACTATTTACTCATAGAATTTCATTAATGAAAAGGAGAATATTCTAATGTCGCGTAAAACTTTACTTACCGAAGCTGAGGTCCGCCAGTTTCTTAAACTTGCTAACATAGGACCAGTAGGTGATGTTAAGCTCACCGAAATGTATGGCATTGAAGAAGAATTACCTCCCGAAGAGGAAGAAGGCGCCGCCATGGATGACATGGGTGATGCTGAACTGGATATGGGCGCAGCCGAAGATGAACTCGGTGGTGCCGAAGACGAATTAGGCGATGCCGAAATGGATATGGACGCTGAAGCCGGCGGAGGCCAAATGGTTTCTGTTGACGACTTCTTGTCAGCCCTTGAAGGCGCCCTTGAAGATGTACTTGGCGATGAAGTCACAGTCGACTCTGATGAAGAAGAGCCTGAAGGCGCCGATGACTTAGCACCAGAGGATGAAGAAGAATTGGGCGACATGGCCATGGATATGGCTCCAGAAGAAGAACCTATGGATGAAGAGCCTCCCGGTAACCGCGGTATGTATGAAGGCAAAGAAGAAGATGTCGTCAACGAAGTTGCCAAACGCGTTGCAGCTAAACTTCAACAGAAAGAAAATAAAGAAAACATGATTGATCAGCTAGCTGAAAAGATTATGAAGAGAATGACATCTAAATAATTGACAAACTTATTGTAAGATGATATAATAACCACTGTACGCAGTGGTTATTTTTTTGGAGGATACCATGGACCCGTGGTGGATGTATGCTTTAATTTTCATATTTGGTTATGTGACATGTCAAACTTTCTATTTTATAAGAAGTAGTCGAATAAGTTTGGCTCTTCTTCTCTATTCTCAAATAATATATCTGTCTTCGATGGTTAAGATACTCGAAAGTTTACTTCGAACAAAGTATTTTGTGAGTGGTTTACGACACAGTGCTAAGGAAATGAGTTCAATTTGTAATGAAATCGACAAAAAGGTAGACGCAGAGATATCTATTTTAAAGGATAATTCAATAAATTACCTAATTAATATGCACCCTGTATTCTACAAAGAAAGCTTAAAGTTCGAAGACTGGGATTCTTCGATGCGGTTTCTCAAAGAGAAAAAACAGGAAGCATTTAACTTTTGGAAGCATGACGAATGATCGACAGAATAAAAAAACTGGTAGAGAGCCTCTCTACCAACGAAACAAGCAAAGAGACACCCCCGACTCTCTCAGTTGAAGAACAAGAACAAATAATTCAAGAACTGCTTGGTGGGGCCCCACCCCCAGAGCCGGATCTTAGATTGATTGGTCTCTTCAGTGAGGTGGTGGACGAAAAGGTTGCCGAACTGGTACATGCTATGTTATATTTAGACGAGGCCAATCGAGTACGCAAAGAAGAAAAGCCGATTGGGTTTTATGTATGTACTTACGGCGGCTCAGCCGACGACATGTTCGCTCTCTATGATGTGATGCGGCAAGTACGCGAATCTACAGAGATTCACACAGTCGGTATGGGCAAAGTAATGTCTGCCGGCGTTCTGATTTTGGCGGCCGGTACAAAAGGCAAGAGAAAGATCGGCAAGTATTGTCGAGTGATGATACACTCAGTTATTGGCGGTAGTCACGGCTCTCTCCCGAACCTCGCAAACGAGATGGAAGCGATGCAGCAAATTCAGAAAGACTATATCGACGCGCTCGTGGCAGAGACGAGCATGAGCAAGAAAGATTTGAAGAAACTTCTGGAGCGTAAAGTAAATGTTTACTTATCCGCAGAAGAGGCGGTCGAATTGGGAATTGCCGACATAATTATTT